GCTGACAGCGCTTGTGCGCCCCGGTGTAGCCATTGGCGGCGCTCCAGCCGTCTGTCGGTACCGCAGATGCGAGGCGGCGCACCACGATGCCGCTGTCGATGCTCTCCCGGTGCAGATGCCCGGTGTGGATTTCTCTGCAGGCGGCGCTGGCGAAAGCCTCCGGGAAATCGATGACGAAATCCCGAAAAATCTTGTTTGCATCGGTCGAATATTCGAGGTGCCCGAAACCGACCCACACGCCCCGCCAGCTCCATGCTTTGCGATGCTCGAGCCCGGAGTCAAAGATCACACCCGGGTGCGCCGCCTCAAGGGCTTTGAAAAGCGCCCAGCTGAGGCACTCGTCATGATTGCCCCGGCTGTAGTGTGCGACCACCTTGGGCGAGCACTCGCAGGCACGGCGGAGGACGGTGCACCAAAAGTCCCAAGCATCCGCCCACGCCTGCGGGATGTCCACCGCCTCGATTGGCGTGCCCTTGGCGGTATGCCCTCGCATGTCGTTGTTGTGGAGCACATCCTGCCCGATGATGATGTGGATCTCCTCCCACACCCGGCTGCGGATTTCGTCCTCGATCTCGCCGAGGTGCCGGGCATAGTCGCTGAGATGCGCCACGCCGAAATGCATGTCAAAGAGCGGGATCTCGAGGCACATGCGGTCTGGCTCGGCGGTGGGTGCCGGGATGTCGATGGGCTCGGGAGCCGCCTGCAGGCGCTCGATGATCTTGTCCCAATCGACACCCTCCGCACGCTCCCGGATCCAAGCCTGAGCGATGGAGCCGTCAGCGTTGACCTGAACGGTCGCCGCATGGGCGATCATGCCGGGATAGGTGCCAGCGTGCTCGGTCGCCTCGTCAGCCATCTGGTGCCGTTTCCATGCTTTGAGCTTGTGGCGGAAAGTCTCGTAAGTCATGCCCGGGTGCTCGGGCAAAAAGACCTTTTCAAAGATCTCCCGGGAGGTGAGCCCCTCGGCAGCTTTCTGCACACACAGGCGCTTGAGTGAGTAGGGGATCTGCATGCGTTTCCTCCTCTTTCGTCAGCGGCTCTTGATGATGTAGTCCTCGAGCTCCGCCTTTGTCTTGGTGACCGTTCCATTGGCTCCCTGTTGATGGAGACCATCGAGGCAGGCGAGCAGACTGGCGAGGATGATCTTTGTGTCCTCTTTGCGATGATCCGCCTGCCGCTCGAGCTTTTTGAAGCGGTACGCAAGATTTGCGATGTAGGTGATGACCGCCAGCAAGGTGGTGGCGATGCTGATCACCGATACGACCGTCCCAGCATCCATTACTTTGCCCCCAACAGTTTAGACCATGTTTTGATCCCGACCACGCCGTCCTGACCGATGCCATGCTTGGCTTGGAATGAGAGCACCGCCTTGCGGGTCGCCTCGCCAAAATCGCCGTCCATGCCGTAAAAGCCGCAGGAGATGCCCCAGCGCTTAATGAGGAGCGCCTGCAGTGCCATGACTTGATCTCCCTTGCTCCCCTTGATCAGGGTGTCGAGCTTGATGCTGACCGAGGTGTCGGGCACAGGCTCAGGCGCAGGCGTGCCGCTCGTGCCGTCATCCACGAGGTTGTAATTTGGGCGACCATATCCGTAGATCACCGAGGAGCTCCTGGCATACTGCTTGCGGAACACACCCCCGCCGTTGGCGACAAGACCGCTCTTGTTGCTTGTGTTGCCCTCGACCGTATAGATGTTGGAGCTGTCGAGCGCATAGACGAGCCCGGTGTGCTCGACCTCGCCGTCCCATGTGAAAAAGACCTGATCGCCGACCTGAGGGCTCGTGTAAAACTGCTTTTTTGCCTTGTAAAAAGCGGCGCTTTGTGTACACCCCGCCCCGGTGCTTTTCTTTGGCTGGCACAGGAGCGTGAGCGCCATCGCCTCGCCGTAGGCTTTATAAAAGCACCAATCGACAAAGACCTCGCACCATGGATACCCCTGCTTTGCGCCATTGTAAAAGTCGCCCAGCTTATCGAGATCCCGGGCGTATTTCGTATAATTGGCAAAGCCAGCGTTTCCTGTTTTGCTGTCGAGGTCGGCGGCGCTCGCCTTTTCGAGGTATCCCACCTCGCCGAGGGCGATCTCGAGCACTTTAAGCATCGCCGTCCACCTCCGGGAGCCCGGTCGCAATGCTTGTGAGCAGGCTGAGCAGGGCGGCAAGCCCTGCGGCGCTGAGAGCCTCCAGCCATGCGATCTGCTCCAAAAGAGCCGCCGTGCCGATGACGGCGATGAGCGCCTGCGCAAAGGTGCGAAGCGCCCGGATCAGCGCAGCTTTCCAAAATTTCCAAGTAGTCATTTTGCCCCTCCTAATACCAAATCGTCACATCCACGGTCGAGTTAGAGATCGCTGTGGATGTCGCTCTGTAAGCGTTGAGGTATACGGTCGTCCCCTCTATGAAAGTCTGTGCGTGGTAGCCTGCGGAGTTTGCGATGTGCGTTATCTGCACAAAGAGAGGCGTGCCGCCGATTGCGGAGGACGACCACGATGTTTGAAAGCCCCTTGTCCCAATCGTCCCGGCAGAGAAAGAGATCGTTGCGGTTTTCGTCACGCTTCTCGCCGGGATCGAAAACTGTCTGTACACATAATTGGTCGTGCCGAAAGCAATGGTCGCCCCGGATGCCGCATCAATGTAGACGCCAGATGAGTATTGAGGATAGTCGCCCGACAAATTGCTTGTGTCGTAGACCATGAACATCACAAACCCGGCATTGCCTGTTGTGAGACCGCCAAAAAAGAGGCATTGGTCTCGCCCGGGATATGCCTCGCAGATTGCCTTGACATAAGCCGGGAGAACATTGTTTACACCCGAGGAGACCCCCAGCGTTGTATATGTCATTCGTTCGTGCGGAATGATAAGGTCACGCACATCGGAGGGGTCTCTGCTCTTCGCCCCGGCAAGCCCGGTAAAGCCAGCGGCAAGTCTGGCGTACCACGATTCTGCGATCTCTAAGGTGCGAGCCGTCTGGGGCACTGCACCGATGCCGATGGCAGGCATGACCGGGTCGATGACAAAGGGGATTTCAAGCGTGGGGACATACACCGACCGGGTGGATCTGTTGCCGAGCGCATCCGTCACGGTGATGGTGACATTGTAAGCGGTGACCGTGCCGATCCCGGTCGCATAATCGGTGATGCTCGACCCGGAGGCAAGTGAGGAGCCAGAGGCAGAGACAGGAGCGCCGATGCTCCAGCTCATGACATTGCCATAACCGCCCAGTGAGCACGACCCGGTGAAACTGATGCGCAGATCCTCGCCTGTGTCGCTCGCCGTCCACGAGCCGCCCGAGTAGGTGCCCCGGGCGTAGGATGCGGCGGTGATGGCGGGATAGGTGTAAGCTCGATAGGTGCAGGATGCGGAGACGGTCGCCGTCTTGCCCCGGCTATCGGTGATCTTGACCGTAACCGTTTTATTGCCGCTCGTGGCGATGACCCCGGAGGTCTGCGTGGTCGAGCTTGCCGAGGTGTTGACCGTCTTGGAAAAGGCTCCAGAAATCGTGTAGGAGCTGATGGTCGCCCCGGTTGTCGCCGAGCCTGTTATCGCCGCACGGATGGAGCTATAGCCCTGCACATACTCGCCTGTGCCAGAGACAAAAGCATTGGAGGAGACAGGCGACAAGGTTACGCTGACGGTCGGCACCCACGAGCTCGGGATCTCCAGAGTAAAGGTGTAGGTGTTGCTCCCGATGACGGTGCTGCCGTTGTAGGTCGTGAGGGTCAGCGTGCCTGTGCGGGAGGTCTGTGTCGGCAGCTGGCTCGCCCATGTTGCAGCGGCTGGTGTCCAAGTGTAGGAGGTCGCCGCATAGGAGCCCGAGGGTGCTGTCTGGCTTTGTGACCCGAGCGAAAAGGTCAGCTTGTGGGTAAAGCTGGACGATGCCCGGGTGATGGTGATCACCTTTGAGGAGCCTATCACAAAAGTACCAGACCATGAGGCGGTTGAGGCTCTCGGGATGGTCGTGAGCGTGAGGCTCTGGCTGATGCTTGCGGAGCCGGGAGAGTATTCGCCAGATGCGACCGTCACAGAGGCGGCGCAGGCGCAGGATTTGGAGCCGTCCGCATTGTGCGCCACGGTGGCGGTACCTGAGCACAGGGTTTCACTATAAGAGGATTTCGCCGAGGCATTAAAGTCCCGGGCGGCGCTATAGCTGTAGACGGTCGTGCCGTTGATGCTGCAGGAGATTGTGGTCTTGTAATCGCTGTACCCGGTGAAAGAGTTGGCGGCGGTCGCCATGACAAGGCTGTATGCGACCACGCTCGTGTTATTGGCGACCGAGTAGCTCTGCTCCGTGCATGTCAGCGTGAGACTATACTTGTTATTGACGGAAAAAGTCTGTGACCAAGATGCCATGCGCTCGCCTCCTTACTGTGCCGCCATAAAGCCGTATGCGCCATTGTCGAGCACGGCGATCTTGAGATTTTGAAGCTCAAAAGCGGCAAGGGTCACGATTTTGAAAGAGTTGTCGCTGAAATATGCCAGCACGGTGCCCTGCGTGTCGCAAAAAGCAATGCGGTCATTCTGCATACGGAGCACGATCTGGTTTTCATCAGCGCCGAGCTCCACGACCGCCCGGCTGTTGTCATCGAGATAGACCCGGAAATAGTCGGTCAGCTCATCTCCGGGATTGGCTCCCATCGTGATGATGTCAGCCGCCATGTGCCCGGCTGTGATAAAGTCCGCCACGATCTCACCGTCTGCGGTGATGGCAAGACCGTAGGTGCCATTGTACCCGGTTGAGGAGTACCCGAGCCCCGCCTGATTCCAGCGCCACACCTTTGTGGCGGTGTTGATGTCGTTGGTGTCCATGATCAGGAGCTCATATGGCTGATTGTCGGCATCGTAGCGCATAACGATATAGCCGCCAAGGTTGCCCACGATCCTATCGGTCGCCTGTTGCACGGCGGCGAGGACAGGATTTGGCACGGTAGTGCGCAGGCGCTCGACCGCCTGCCCCTGCGTGGCGATGGTGTCGGCGATGGTCGCCCGGTCGCTCCCGATGGTGACGGAGTTATATCTCCCGGTGGCGGGATTGTAGTCGGTCTCGATGATCCGGGCGGAGGCATCCACGCCCAGCCGCTCAAACTGCACCGAGACGGTGTCACCGAGCTCCACATCCTCGAGCATCGCCATGCTCTTGTATTGGTCGGTCTGCCCAAGTGCCACAAATGACACCTTGAGGCTCACGGTCGGGATCCCGATGCCGTTGGCGCTGATGTAGGAGACCGCCCTCGCCCGGAGCTCGTCCTCGGTGGGTTGCTCCTCAAAATCGGCGGTGAGATCAAGGGTGAGGATGCGGTCGAAATTGTAGGAGCCTGCGACCGGGACGATCTGCTCCGCCAAGGTCACAAGAACCCCCTCAGCGCCCTGCCAATAGGGATAAACCCCGGTATAGACCGAGGCGATGCTCTCCTCCTGCTCGAGGCTCGTCAGGTTTTTGCCGTAGCGGATGGTCACGCCGTTGTCAGCGCCTCGCCGGGAGACGAGCCTGATGTCGGTCGGGTCATTGTTATAACCAAAGACCCATTCGCCGCTGAAAACATCGATGATGGAGCCCTCTGTGCCGCCCATGACAGAAAAGATGCTTGCCGGGTGCGTGAGCTCGAAATCGGCGGTTGTGAGCATCGGCGTGGAAAAGGTGAACGGATGCGGCACCGCAGGCGAGCTGTTAAAGACCGCCAAAGCCGCAGGAGCTGTCGAGGAGGAAAAGGGCGGGATCGGCACGCCTGCAAGGTCATAATGCCAGCCGTGTGCGTGGACAGTGCACCGCCCATTGATGGGCTTTGTGATGGAGTACACCCGGAACGGATAGGGATCGCTGATGGGGTTAGGCTTGGCGAGGATCAGCGACCGGGTGGCGATGCTCTCGAAATGCACCCCGGTGATCGGGTAGACCATCGTCAGCTCCATGCCGCCGTTGAGTTGCTCGACCACGGAGATGCTCACAAAGTCGGTCAGCGCACCGATGCCCTGTGTGGAAAAGGTTGTCGCCGTGTCCGGGAAAAGCCTCGGGATGTTGCCCAGCGTGCTCATAGCTCAAACCACCTCGGTGTCACGGTGATGGCGGTGATGGAGCCGCTCACGAAAGCGAGGGTGTTTGACCCGGGATTGATCTCGGGGAAAGAGCCATCCGCCAGCGTGACGGTGTTGTTGAGGTTGACCGAGCCGTCATAGGCGTTTTGAGCCTCGCTGTCGAGCGTGATGCTACCATCAAGCCCGGTGATGCCCACGGTAAAGCCGCCGAGCGAAAAGACCACATCCCCGGAGCCTGTGACCGTCACAAGCGGCATCGCCGCATAGGCGGTCGGGTTGGTGATGGTGGCATCGGCGGTGTAGGTGGTCGCCACCTCGCCGCTCGTCAGCCACCTCTGCGGCATGCAATCAAAGGACAGGGTGCATCTGCCGAAACGGTTGAAATAGTTGATGCAATCCTGCGGATTGATGAGCCGGGCGAGGCGGTAAATGCCCGGGTTGTAGCTGTCCTCAAGCCGATGATAGCCCTCGGCGCTCAGGAGCCATGCTACCATCCCGGCAGAGGCGGAGGGCAGACCCTGCGCCTCTGCGCTGATGTAGACATCGTAATCCTGCACGACATTGTCCCAGCCCTCGCTGACCGTCAGCACCCCGCTCCGACCCGGCACCCGGATGGTCTGCACGATTCGCTCCGGGACAGGGCGATCAGGGTACCGCGCCACGATGACCCGCAGGCTGTCGCTTGTCGTTCCGTTAAATGTGAGGCTCATGCAAAGACCGCCCTCTTTCTCTCCACAGCGTTTTCCATCTGCTCCATGACAAGCTCGGCGATGTCCTGAGCCGTCTGTTCATCGCTGGCATTGACGGTGATGCTCACGCCGCCGTAATTTACCGAGCTGGATCCGCCGACCACGGCACCCATCGATCCCGCTCCAAAGACATCGCTCACGCCTGCGAAAGCCCCGGTCATCGCTCCCGCCTGATCGGCGGCTGCGGTGGCTACCATGTCGCTCCCACGGTCGAGACCGACCGCAAGACCCTCGTCAAAGAGTTGCCCGATCTCAGCCGCCACCCGGGAGGGGCTGTGCATGTCGAGGATGTCACGCATGCCGTGCGGGATCACCCCGGCGATGCTCTCGGCAGTAGACCGCAGGCGGTTGAGCTGACCATTTAGACCGTCATTGAGTCCGCTCATGAAATCATCACCGATCCCGGTCGCCTCGGTATACGCTCCATCGAAAGCGGCGAGCACGCCACGGAAAGCGTTCTCCGCCTCGGTGACCATGTCCTCGGTGTATCCCTCGACACCGTTTTCCCAGTTCGTCCGCACATCGCTGGCGTACTGGGCGGCGGCGAGCACCTCCTCATACATCGCATCAAGAGCGTGCCCGGTCTCCTCGTCCACGGCATCGCCGTAGTCGTGCCATGCGTTTTCCCGGTTGAGCATAAGATCGACCACCCGGGAGGTGTCGCCCTGCTGAGCGGCGACAAGCGCCGCATCGTAGTTGCTTATCGTGCGGCTGTTATTGGCATATGCGGTCTGCAGGCGATCGAGCTCGCCCTCCGCATCGCTGACCGCCGTCTCGAGCCCCGCCACGGTGCTGTCGAGGGTGTCGAGATAGTCCTCTGCATGCTGTTGAGCCAGCTCGCCAGCTCTGCCCTCGAGCTCGTCCCGGTGGTTATATGCCCAGATGTCCCGCTCCAGCCGCTTGTCGGTGAGCTCCATCCATGTGGCGGTGAGCTCCTCCTGCGCAAGCGCCACACCCTCGGTAAGCTCCTGCTCATTCTGCAGGGCATCGAGGTAGGCATCCCGGTTGCGTTCGAGCAGCGCCTCGGCAAGCTCCGCATCGATGAGCTCCTGCACAGAGCCCCGGAGGTTGTCATAGCCTTGGATGCGCCCATCGATCATGTCGATCTCGATGCCGTATGCGCTCTGCAGCTCATCGATGATGACCTGAGCCCGATTTCTGTCCGCCTCCTCGACCACGCCGTCAGCGCCTGCAAGATCCATGAGAGCATCGACAAGCTCGAGCGCCCGATCCCGGGAGGCTCCCATCTCGTTGAGTGCCTCTGCCTGCGCCTCTGCCGCAGTATTGATGCCATCCGCCAGATTGAGCGAGGCATCGAGGGTGTCCCGCTGTGCATCGGTGAGGCTGTCAAAATTCGCTGCCGCCGAGTACGCCGCATCCCCTGCGAGCGCCTCCGCCGCTGCCGCCGCCGCCATGCCTGCCGCCAGCACACCGATCACGGCGGTCGCCGGGTTGAGCGTAACGGTCAGGGCGCTTGCCAGAGACTTGACCACATTGACGGCGGAGGACAGGAGCGGGATGGTCGGGGCAAGCGCCACCGCCATGAGACCAAACTGCGCCACTTGCTTTTTGGTGCTCTCGTCAAGCCCATCGATCCACCCCTTGAGCTTTTCCAGCCTGGAGGCGAGGGCATCCACGGCAGGCGTGACAAGCTCCGCCACACTCTCGCCGGTCCCTTGGAGGAGCGGCGTGATCCGTTCGAGGTTTTTGGCGATGGTAGGCGCAAAAGCCGCCACGAGCTTGCGCCGGGCGGCATCTCCAGCGTTTTGGATCCTGTCAAGAGCATCCTGCACATCGAGCATCGAGCCGATGGTCTCATCGTCAAGCACATAACCGACATTGTGCGCCTCGTCAGCCCACGCCGCCAGCTGATCGCTCCCCGCCTCAATGAGCGGATTGAGCTCCCGGGCGCTCTTGCCGAGAATCGTCATCGCATAGGCATCCCGCTGGGTCTCGTTGTCTATGTTCCCGAGGGCATCTATGACCTCGTTGAAAACATCGTTTTGATCCCGCAGATTGCCGTTTGCATCGAGGATCTCGACACCGAGGGCGGCATAAGCCTCCGCCGCCTCCCCGGTACCGTCTGCGGCGGTATTCATGCTCTTGACGAGCTTGGTCATCGACCCGGTCACGGTGGTGACCTCGACATCGACAAGCCCCGCCATGTACTCGAGCTCCTGCAGGCGCTCAGTGCTGACCCCGGAGGTGCTCGACAGGGTTGCAAGGTCATCCGCCCACTTGACCGTGTCGGTCACCGTGTTGACGAGCCCCTTGCCGATGTCCCTGATGGCGGAGGCGAGCGCCTTGACCCCGCCGATGATCACATCGCTGATCACATTGGCTTTGAGCACATCGCCAAACTTGAGCCCCTGCTCGCCTGCGCCCTTGGCGCTCTTTTCGACCTCGCCGAGGGCATCCGCCTCCTGCTTGGTCGGGTTCTGCGCCTCCTCCATCTCTTTGCCGAGCTTATTGAGGTCGCTCTGCGCCTTATTGAGCTCGGTCTTTGTTTTGGAGGTCTGTGTCGCAAATTTATTGTATTCTGCGGTCGCCTTTTGTGCCTGCTCACTGTTCGCACCATATTCGGCGGTCGCACGCTCCATCTCGCTTTTGAGTCGCTCCAGCTCGCTCTGCTCTTTTGCGTATTTGTCGGTCAGGAGCGCAACCTTGTTCGCTTGGTTGTCGATCTGGCGCTGGAGCACCTCAGCCTTTGCGGCTCCCTGCTCCTCTGCGCTGGCGTTTTTGTCAAAAGAGCTCGTGAGGAGATCCATCTCGCTCTTGAGCTCCCGGGTCTGCTGATTGATGTTGCTCAGCGCCTGCCTATACTCTCGCTCGCCGTCTGCGCTGATGCGGATGCCTGCCTGCACTGCCATGTCATCACCTCATCGCCAGCACCTCGCTCAGGCTGCGGCGGTGCTTCTGCTTTGCGTTGCCGTTATACACGGCAAGGGCAGAGACCATGTCCTGCATCTCCCATAGGGATGTGCACCAGATCTCTGCCCTTGTCATTCCAAGCTCGTGCCTGCCGAAAAAAACATACCAAAGGGCTGTGGTCTCGACCTCGACCTTTACGCCTTTATGTTTTTTTTTAGCGGCTCTGTCTCGATTTGTCTCTGCGGGGCGGTCGCCTTGAGCGCCTCCTCGAGGAGTGCCAAAAAAGTGGCGGAGGGGAGCGCAAGCACCGCCTCAGCCGTCAGCGGCTCGGCGGTATAGCCGGGCTCGTTAAACTGTCTGTTGAGCTCATAGCCCTTGTTGAGGATGCAGATGAGGGCGGCACGGTGCTCGATGGTGGCGGCATCATCGCCGTCCCGGAGCATCGCCGCCCAGTTTTCAAGGCGGCGGTCAGGGCACCGCTTGGCGATCTCCGCCGATGCCCCGACCGTCATCAAAAAGCCTCGTTCCTTGCCGTAAACTACCATTGCGCTCTCCTCCTCGCTTTACTCAGGCGCTCGCCCCGAGGGCGATCTTGACATCGTTGAGCGCCTCCGCCGCAGTGGTGCGACCCTCGCCGACAAGCTGCCAATCGTGATTGGCGTTGTCGCTCCGCAGGATGCGCCCGGTGATCTCCTGAGTCTGCCAATCGATGTCCTCCTCCTGCGTGGCGGCGGACACGCTGAGATTGGTCGCCTTGCACTTGGGGAGCACGAGTGCGGCGTAAGTGGTCACGCCATCGCTCATGTACCGCATGACAAAGCCAAAACCGACATAAGGGATCGCCTGATTGTCGCCGTAGGCGGTAAAGCTCGCAGTGCCGAGTGTCGAGGTGACGGCGGTCGCCTCAGGCAGACCGAGCACCAGATCCCGAGCGGCATCAAGCATGCCGTCAACGGTCAGGGTGAAATCGCCGCCACGGAACACACCGGGATCCATCTCGGCGGGAGCGTTGTCGGCATAAAAAATGTTGTCATCGCTCACATCATCGGGCGTGATGTCCACGCTCACGCCACGAGCCAGCACCTGAGCGCTGGAGTAGGTCACGGTCGTGCCAGAGTTGGCATAGACGGCGACCCAAGGATCACTGAAACCAGTGATTACTCTGCCATTTGCAGCCATGTTATCTTTCCTCCATAATTTGGTTGATTTGTTCATCGGCGCTTGCCGCCATAGCGGCATTTGCCTTGTCCCGGCTCTTTCGGAGCGCCCGGGTGATAAAAGCATTTCGGCGGCGGAACGATGTCCCGCCCTCCACAGAGGCGGCGATCATCGCATTTGGCTGACCGTTGGGGAAAGTCCGGGTGCGCACGGTGTTGTACCCGGTAAAGCCTGCCGATGTATTCCAGCCGCCGCCCTCTTGCCGCATGGTCGCCACGCCAAAACCATCGAGGAGCCCACGCTTTTGCGCAGGCGTGATGGTGTCGATTTGGTGGTCGGCACTGCCGTGCTCGTTGCCCTCCGGGAGCGCCTCGATTTCCTGCCGCATCGCATCGGCGACCACGGCGGCACCATCGAAAAGCGCCACCTTAAACACCCGGTTGATCTGTGAGATCTCGCCGAGGTTGTGGAGCTTGAGGCTAAAATCGCTCAGCCCCTTGAGCTGCTTTACCCGAGCCATGCAACCGACCATGCGTGATGGATGATCCCGGTCTCCTCCTCAAACTGAGTCGAGTTGTGAAACCAGTGCCACCCGCTTGCCTGCAGAGCTGTCTCGACAAGTGCCTTTTCCGCAAAGCCATCGCTGCGGCAGAACACATCGACATAGCCCCTCGTTGCTCTCTCGGCGTTTCCGCCTGCGAAAAAGGTGCTGTCCTGCTCCCCGGTCACCACGCCATAGGTGCCTGCAGGCGCATGCGCCCACGCCCACACCGCCATCGGGATCTTGGTCTGCTCGGCGATGTAGTCGCTCAAAAGCGGCAGTGTGTTAGGATTCATTCACATCCACCCTCTCGCATGTCAGCCGCTCCCGCATCCCTCGGCGAGTCGCCCGGATGATGCGGTACCGATGCCCGGCATACTCGCACAGCTTTTCATCGTTGTAGTCGGCGTAGTCGGTGAGCTCAAAGACGATTGTCGGGGCAAGCCCGGCAGACCTCGCCAGATAGTACTCATTCATGCCGACATCGGCGACCTCCGCATAGACCTCCCGGGTGTTGGTGCCTGCGGTGTCAAAATAGCCCCGAGGCACCTCCGTAAAGAGGGTGAGCTTGGTCGGGGCGATCATGTGACCGCCCCCGGCAGACCATAGCCCGATGCGGTGATCAGCTGTGCTTTCTGCTCATCGTAGCTTGCTTTGAGGCGGTCATAATCGTCCGGGCTCCCGAAATGGAGCCGCACATAGGTGATGATCGCCCTCGTGAGAAGCGCATCGCTGGTGCCGCTTTCGACCTCCACGCCCACGATGCCCATGTCCATGCACGCCGCCTCGATGAGGCTTGTGATCTCTGCATCGTATGCGGTGGTGGTAATGCGCATCGCCAGCTTGACGGTGTCAAGCATTGCCATTTTTCAGCGCCTCCTGTTGTGCTTTATAGGCATCCTCGGTGATTGCGCCATACCCGATGTGCCCTGCTTTTATCGCCGTGTCGCAAACCATATCAGCACCAAGCTCCCCGGCTCTGGCGCAAAAACTGAGATCCTCGCCAAAGCCAAGGATGGGAGAAAACGGCAGACCAAAGCGCTCTACGACCCTTTTGATCAGCTCCACAGAGGTCATGCAGACCCCAAAGCCGCAGCCCTTAATCGGGACGATTTGGTCGGGCGGATAGTCCTCCATCGGGAGGGCGTAGGGCTTAAACCCGCCGCCCTCCACCTCCATGTGCCCCATGTCCGCATAGATGACAGGGGCGAGCGGTGCCTTGCGCTTAAAGTAAAGACCCGCCACGAGGTCGTGACCCTTGTCCATGTCAGCGGCGAGCCGCTCCATGAGGTCGGCATCAAAGACCATGTCGCTGTCGAGCCAGAGCACCCGATCATATCCCTCGCTGATAGCCTGCTTTGCAAGGCTGTTGCGAGCATCATAGATCAAGGAGCTCATGGTCATTGAAAAGCGGGTGCCCTCGAGCTTGGTCATGCCAAGCACCGAGCGGAAAAAGTCAACATGGATCATGTCCATGCATGGGATTGCGACAAGGTAGCGCATGCGTTCTCCTCCCTTGTCAGGTCACTTAAAATACGATCTTGGCAAAGTGCTTGTCGCCCACGATGCCGAGCCCGACATACTGGCGACCGACCAGCTTGACAAGATCCTTTTCGGCGAGGGACAGATCATCATACTTGATG